AAGAACACTGTCCTTCATAGCGAAGAACGTCAGGTTGCTGACTAACTCCTTGAATTAGATTAGGTAGTGCGGTGTTTATTAACGGCATTATGAAATTCTATAATTACGATTTATTCCGATACGGTGCGCTGTGTCAACATTATCAAAGATAGTCCTGTCGGAAGTCCTAGAATCAAACTCCTCAAGTCTTGCCTTGGCTGTAAACTCATCGCGAGCGATAAGCGCTTCTAGTTCACGTGACCCAACAATACGAGCTTGTAGAGTACGTGAGGATCGTAAAGTAATGTAACGGCGTGCTAGTTCGGGTAAACTATCCCAATCTAGTAATCGTATTAGCGATACCTTTATATCTTTGGTAAACGCTGTCGTGTTGTTCTTTCTATCATATAGTGTTAAACCACGAGGCACAATGTCGGCACTGTGGTCTACTACGTCGGCCTCAATGACGTCTGTGGAAAGAACAATCTTATTGCTGTTTCCTGAGTCAGGGGATAACGTAACATCATACTCTGTGTTGAAATGCCAGCCCTCACTTTGCACTTCACGGCTAACTTCATCTAGTATGGTCAAAGCTGTAGAGGCGCTGACAGGTAGAGTAGAAGGAGATGAAATGGATGTTACAGGCGCTTCGCCAATGTAACCCAGCATCGAATTAACGGCTTCTAATTGAGTAGTAAGAGTTGGCATAAATAAAAAAGGGTGACCCCCTCCCCGCTACGCAGGGAGAGGATCGGGTTAAGGAATTATTGTACTTCGACGCAGCACTCAGGACGGATAACACCGTGACCCATTGCGTACTTAGCAACGAAGAGCGTACCTTGACGCTCGATTTGGTAATCAGACTCAGTGGCAAGGTCAAGAAGCTTGACAGTACCAACCCCTGCCTTGTGACCAGCAACGAAGCCAGTCGAGGCGAAGTTTCCGTTATAGCCAGAACCATTTCCAGAACCACTGTGGTTAACGTCGAACACATCATTATTAGATGCGCCGTCGCCAGTAGTAGTAGAGGCAAGGTTACCGCTTGGGATATGAGTAGACTTGAAGATCTGGATACCAGCAACCATAGGTACACTGCCAGATGCAACAGAACCTTCACCACCATAATCGCGATTAAGTGCGATGTTAGTAGTAGGATCGCTGATCAGCTTGTAGTACTGAGTTGGTGTCAAGACAGCGAAACGATCTTCAGCTGGGATGTCTTTCTCGTCAAGTTGGCGAGCAACTTCGAACAGTGCTGTAAGAAGTCCTGCACCAGTGGTGAGAGTTTGACCAGTGATTTGTGTTCCACCAGAGTTACCAGTAACGGTAGCGTCTTGGCGTGCGCCAGCAACGAGAGTCTTCAGAACGGCGATGTCGAAGCGTTTAGCAAGGGCTTTACCAAGCTCTTGTGCATAGATGCTACGAACGTCGTAATGAGTTTTCAACTCGTCGATGTTTGCGAGGAATGTAGAAGAAATAAGAACATCATCGATATTGATGGTGATTTCATTCTTCTTGATATCCGATTGATAACCGTTGTCAGCCTCGATAAGAGATTGACCAGCGGTGTGATACTTCGCGGTGGCTACGCCAGTAGCTGGGAATTGTGCAGTCTTTCCAGAAGAGATAGTCCGTACAGTGTGTAGATCCTTCATTATGTTCGCTTCTTCGAACGTAGTGAGAATCTCACCTGAGAACACCTTGAGGAAGAGAGCATTATCCTGAGCAAAGGAACCATCAGTAGTTCCATTGACTACACCCACGCGAGAGGGAGCAACATTATTTGTAAATGCCATGATTTAACTTTCTTTTTAGGTTTATTTTTAGGTTTGATCTGTCACTAGTATGCTTCGTTTGCTAACCTAATGTTATCCTCCGCAGAGGGCATTGTGCTACTTGTCGCACGTAAGGGACAAAATTATTTCTTTTTCACACGCAAAGACACACGAGCTGCCTTGGTGTTACTTACAAATTGTTTTCCTTTGGAGCCTTCCCGCTTCTTTTTCTTGGCGGTTGTGGCTCGTTGAGATTGTGATAAGCTTTTAGCTTTTGCCATCGGAAGGCAACGGTCGGGATTCTTTTTGTTTTTAGACGTTCCACAAGGGCCTTTAATCTTTCCATCTGTGCCGATTCGGACCCAATTTTGTTTTCGCCACTTTGCAAGCTCACCCATTATTTCTTTATTTTAAGTTTTTTACGCTTACCTTTTCCGTACTTCGGATCTTTGCAATACTTGGACGCTGCCATGTTTGCATAAGCTGACGGATATTTATCGAAGGTACGCTTTGCCCAAGCAATACCTTTAGGACATATTTTAGCCACGATATTTAATTTTTAGACCTTTGCGTTTTGCTTCTTTCTTAGCTTTGGCCATTCCTTTGGCTGTATAGGAGTATTCTTTTTTACCGACTTTTGGCATTTTTCTTAATAGTTAGGGGTTTACGTTTAGCTTTTTTAGAACAGGTGCCATCACACATTGGCATGGACTTAGAGTTACCACAGGTACATTTTTTCATATTAACATTTCCAACGTCTGAGGGCTAAAGCTTTTCGAGTAGGACGACCCTTACTGTCTTTCATAGGTCCCTTTACTCCTGACATACGCGCACAAAAAGACCGCTTCCTAGGTCCACCCTTCGGTTGCGGTCTTTTGAGTTTGGCACCAGTCTTACGATTATAATACTTTCGGCCTTTTTCTGTCAGTCCACCTTTTTTAGATTTGTGTTCTTTTCTTAGTGAAACGCCTTTTCTTTTCATATCATAGAGGCGTCAGGTGGGTTATTCATCTTAATTAAAACGCCGTTGTAACTGCCAGTCTTTGCTCTACAAGCTGACGATAGGCAGGGTCATTCTTGTACTTAGGATCCCGCATAGCTTCAGTTACCTGTGCTGCGGAGTTAAATGGTTTAGCTCCTCCAGTTCCTGAAGTAGAGCCTTGTAGCAGATTAGGCGCCTTGCCTCCTGCTGATCTAAATTCAGCGTAGAGTCCTCGAACAGCTACGTTAGCTTGGTCGACAGTGCCTGATTCAACAATTTCATTGAAGGCATCGATCTCGCCTTCGCTTAGATTTTCAGCGGCCCACTCAGCCATAGCTTGATAGTTAGCATCTCCTCCCACAGTTTCTTTTACTTGGTTGGATTGCGTCTCCATCACTGCTTGCTGTCCTTGGATATAGGATTCAACAAGCTCACGCGGTAAGCCCTCTTTGGCGAGAGCTTCAAAACTCTCCGCAGAAAGTTCACCATTCTCGATAAATTCGTTGGTGGCGGCGTTGAGTGTACCACTAATACCTGTAGCTTCCTCCGTATTGCTTTCTTCTGTTGCGGCTTCTTCTCGTGGTTGTCCAACTTTCTTTTCCAGTTCTCCATAGGCTTTTGCTAGATCCTCAGCGGATTGAAACTTTTCAGGAAGCCACTCAGGACGAGATTCTTCAGTCGCGGGAGCTGCCTCTGTTGTTTCGCTTTGTGGGTTAGCAGCCTCTTGCATAGCTGCTTGTTCTTCTAGGGAGATATTCTCTGATTCAGTTGGTTCGTTAATTTGTACTTGTTGTAGGTTGGACATTATAATTCTTCTCCTTCTTCGGGTTGAGCTTGTGCTTGAGCGTTAGCGCTCTCGCTTATAGCTTTTATACCAGCAGGTCCAAGCTTCTCAGTCAACTGCATTTGTTGCATTTGCTGCATCTCAGCCTGTATTTCTTCGTCTGTTTTAACGAGAGCCTGCGTCTTGATACCCAAGGATACCGCTCTGCGCTTGAAGTATTCACTAACGTTTACGTATTGAGCCACAGCTTGCGGCCCTACGACTTGAGCTGCTCCTGCAAGGAACAAGTCTAGTTTCTGTAAGTCGTTACCGCGTCCTAAAGCTTCAACACCTGTAATGATAACAGGATTGACCACATTCTTAGGAAGCTTAGGTAACCTGTTTGATTTACCCATGACTCCCATGAGTCTGTTAATCATAGGTAATTGTAACTCTGTAGAAAGAAGTGAGTAGAGACCACCAATAGCTGTCTCAAGCTCCTGACTGAGCATACGGATCTCTTCCGCCGTAACACGTTCTGCGTTGCGTACAGCTCCTGAAGTCAGAAGGAACGCATGGCCCAGACGATCTTTAATAGTATTCATTGTCTCTTGAGTAACGCGGAAGTCTCCTACCTTGTTAACTTGAAGAACGTTTACGTCAGCGGCGTTGCCTGAAACAATAGCTCCGTTAGGACTCTCAGCTAACGATCTGGCGTTTGTGGTGCCGTTGGGATTAACCATGAACAACACCTTAGAACTAGCAGCGCTTCCTTCTACGATAGCTTGAGTTAGTTTTTCGAGGCTCTGGAGATCTCCCAGATAC